TAGCTGGACTTTACAGGAAGGTTCTGACGATATATACTTAATTAACAACAAATCTAATGAAAAATTTAGGTTAAAGTTAGAAAAAATTTAAAGGAGATACAAATGGGTATTATTTCAAATGGAAACACAGTAATTGATAATGGCGCTATCGATTCAAATGAAGTCGATACTACGCAAATAGCAAATGACGCTGTAACTGCTGATAAATTAGCAAACACTGCAGTTAGTGCAGGTTCTTATACTTCAGCTTCAATAACTGTAGATGCTCAAGGTAGATTGACCTCAGCTTCATCTGGAGCAGGTGCCGCTAATTTGGCAGTCACTGCATCTTATACTTCCGGTTCAGGTAATCATACTACTTCGGCTTCCGCTTCTAAATTAATTGCATACGCTAAAGGCGGAGGCGGAGGAGGAGGCGGAGGCCGAAGAACTAACAATGGAAGAGGAGGAAACGGTGGAACAGGTGGATCAGGATTCTTTTCAAGTTCAGTTTCAGCATCAACTGCTTATGCCTACGCAATAGGGGGAGCAGGAAACGGAGGTAGTGGTGCACAAAATGTTGGAGGTACTGGTGGTTCAGGAGGCAATACTACACTTTCAACTCCAACATCTTTCGCTGCAAATGGTGGAGCAGGTGGCCCTGGATCAAATGGTACTAACACTAAGCCCGCTGGTGCAACTGGTAATGTATCTGGAGGTACGGCTATTGGCGATGGAGCTTTCTTTGATGCAGATAATGTGGGATCAGGTGGTGATTTCGGACAGGATTCTGGAAACAATAACCCGGGTTCTGCGGGGACAGCTGGGACAGCTGGTATGTTAATTGTTTATGAAAATGTAGGATAATATTATGGCATATATTTTATTTAATAATCAAACAAATAATACAGGTTTTTCAAAAATAATAGAAAACGATACTGTTAAAAATAATTTGTTAATGGATGTCTCTGGTATGACTTTTGTGCCTATATCTGATGCTGATTTTACTGAGTTAAAAAATGAAATTAAATCAGTAGAATCAAGAGATGGAGATACAGTTACGTACTCAACTAATCATAATTTTTGGGTTGATAAAGATCCTTTACAAAAAAAAATAGATGAACAAATCAAAATAATTAGAATTTTTACAGATAAATATACATCTCATCCATTTCATGATGAGTGGAATACTTTTAAAAATTCATTAGAGTCTCTAAATTTGGATGATATCACTTATCCTTGTGAAAGTTCTTTAAAAGAACTTTGCGATGAAAGAGGTATCACTTTTAAAAACATATTAGAACTTCCTTTATAGTTTTACAAATATTTTAAATTAGTTTATAAAATGTTATGTTTGAAAACGTTATACATTTTAGTGCTCATAAAGATATTGTCGCACAAAAAAAATTAAACCCAGTTCCAATAAAAACAAATATTCCTGAGTGGTTTAAAAAATTAAACCATAACAACCAATATAAAACGGTAAAAGGTTGTGTGCCTTTTCTTGAAACATTGACTACAGGCTATCTGTTAAAAACTCCACAACAATTTTTAATTAACCATAATGAATTTAAAGAAGATTCTAGAGTAACTGAACTTCAAATACCAGATACACCTTTTCCAGATAAAGAAAAAAAATTTTGTTTATATAATTTGAATTATTCCGCAGATGGTCATAACCCTCAACAAATTAAAGGAAGTCCATTAGCTCAAAAAAATTTAGATGTGCATGTTCAAAAAATTTTAAATCCTTGGTATATAAAAACTGCTCCAGGTTATTCTTGTTTGTTTTTACCGCCTTTGAATAATACTGATTCAAGATTTTCAATTATTCCTGGTATTGTTAATACAGATAAATTTGAATCAAGAATAAATTTTCCTTTTATTGTGAATGGGGATAAATACCCTCATCTTAAAGATACAATAGAAGAGGGTACACCTTATGTACAAGTAATACCTTTCAAGAGAAATAGTTGGAAAATGAAAATTAATTCTTTAAATGATAGTAATATAAATAAAAAATTAATTAAATTTGGTTTTTTATGGAAACTTATACATAGTTACAAAACAATTGTTTGGGAAAAAATATCATGGAAATAAAATGATTTTTAGAATAAATAATAAGACAGGAGAAGGTGAAATTATATTTTCACCTCAAGAAGCACAAATTATAAATAAAAAAAATAAAATAATTATTAGTCCATCGACTTCAAAGAAACTATTAGATAATCTTATGGGCATATGTGCTCATCTCGCTGAAAAAGTTCTTGAACACACACCCGCAAAATTAACCTATTCAAATGTCGTAGATACTAATGATAAAAGTAATAAATAACTATTTAAACAATAGTGATTTTTTTTTAATAAAAAAATTTATACAAAACAAGGATGTTCCTTGGTATTTAGATAAAGATGATAATATATTTTATCACGGAATGGTTAGTGAAGGTAAAATAAATAGTGTATTTATACATATTATTGATCCTTTTTTAAAAGTAATACAGTATAAAAAAATATTAGATCTTCATATTCACTATTTTCCTTATACAAAACAAGTAGTAAAATTCAAACCTCATATTGATGTAGACGCAGATGCAAGAACATCAATTTTGTATCTAGATACAAATGATGGGTATAATGAAATTATAGGAGGTCCAAAGGTTCATTCACAAGAAAATAGAGTATTTTCTTTTCCCTCGAAAATGCCTCATATTCATACAAGTTCTACAAATGAAAATGGGCGGTATGTAATTAACATGAGCTATCTTTAATGTTATAATACAACATGCCTTTAACAAACATACAAATAGCACCAGGCTTTAATAAACAAGTTACAGAGACCGGAGCAGAAGGTCAATGGACTGATGGGGATTTTGTAAGATTTAGATACGGTTCACCTGAAAAAATCGGTGGTTGGGAACAAATTACATCGGACACTTTAGTCGGAGCTGTTAGAAAACAACTTGTGTGGGCTGATTTAGACGGAAGAAGATACGCAGCTTTAGGAACTAACAAAGCTTTGTTTATTTATTACGAAGGTGGCTTTTATGATATCACACCCTTAGATACAGCACTAACGGGTTGTACATTCGATACCACAAATACTTCAGCAACTGTTACCGTAAATAAAACAACTCATGGTCTATTGTCAGGGGATCTGTTTACCTTTACATCTGTAACTCCTCCAAGTGGTGCAGGATATGTAGCATCCGATTTTGAAACAAATACATTTGAAGTAATTACATCTTCAGCGAACAGCTTTACAATTACAATGGCTAGTGCTGCATCAGCAACCACCTCAACAAGTGGTGCTGCCACAGTGAACCCATATATTAAACCAGGTCCATTGAATGCAACAGCAGGATATGGTTGGGGAACAGGCACATGGGGAAGAGGAACTTGGGGATCTCCTTCAACAGTGAGTAATTTAATTATTGATCCCGCTTCTTGGTCAATAGATAATTTTGGTCAAATTATGATAGCCACTATTAAAAATGGAAAAACTTTTTCTTGGAATCCTATAAATGCAGAGCCAAATGCTTTAACTACAAGGGCGGTTGTTGTTAGCGGAGCACCAACAAGATCTGTAATGTCTATTGTATCAGATAGAGATAGACATTTAATATTGCTTGGAACAGAAACAACAGTTGGAGATGGCAATACACAAGACAAAATGTTCATAAGATTTTCTGATCAAGAAAATATATCTGAGTATGCACCAACATCAGTGAACACCGCTGGTACTTTTAGATTGGACTCTGGAGTAAAAATTGTAGGAGCTGCAAAAGGTAAAGATTATATTTTAATTTTAACAGATACTTCTGCATATGTTATGCAGTTTGTTGGACCACCTTTTACCTTTTCTATTAGACAGGTTGGAAGTAACTGTGGATTAATTGGTCAACACGCTCTACATTACGTAAACGGAAGAGTTTGGTGGATGGGACAAGCAGGAGGTTTTTTTGTGTTTGATGGAACAGTTAAATCAGTTCCATGTTTAGTTGAAGATTTTGTATTTACTAGTACAGGAAATAATCTTGGAATTAACTATAGTGCAGGAGAACAAGTCTATGCAGGTCTTAATCATTTATATGAAGAAATAAATTGGTTTTATCCAAAGAGTGGTTCTGAACTAGTTGATAGAGTAGTAACTTATAATTATACAGAGAATGCCTGGACAACAGGGTCTTTAGCCAGAACTTCTTTTCACGATGCAACCTTATTTGACAATCCTTACGCAACAGAGTTTGATAGCACAGCAGTTCCGACATTTCCAATTATTCAAGGGGCTACAAATACTAATGGTGCTTCTACATATTATGCTCATGAGGTGGGTGTAAATCAGGTCGATAGTGTTGGTAACAAAACGGCTATACCTGCATTTATTCAATCAGGAGATTTTGATTTGAGTGTTGGTGGTGATGGAGAGTTTTTTATGAGTATGAGAAGATTTATTCCTGATTTTAAAAGACTCGAAGGTAATGCTCAAATCACAATTAATTTAAGAAATTACCCAACAAGCACAGCAGCTAGCTCACCTTTAGGACCATTTACAATTACAAGTTCTACTGATAAAGTAGACACACGTGCCAGATCAAGATTTGCTAGTGTGAAGGTAGCTAACCTTTCAACAGATCAAAGTTGGAGATATGGTACTTTTAGAGCTGACGTACAACCTGATGGAATGAGAGGATAATGGACCCTATTACACAAAGAATATTAGATCAACAAAGAGCTATACAAAATAATCCTAATTTTACTGGGTATCAACCATCAACTTCTTCTTTAGATCAAGATATAATGAATATACAAGATCCTCCAAATGGTATTGCGGCTTTTAATTCAACTCCTGTAAACCAAGATATTATGTTTCAAGATACACTTATTCAAGATAATCCACCAATTGATATGAAAGGAATGGCAGTCAATGTTGGTAAAAAAATGGTAACAGATTACGCGATTAAAAAATTAGGACTGGAAGGACTGAAAGGAAACTTATTAAAATCAGCAGTTGGCTCAAATCTTATTGGTTTTAGCAATCCTCTTTCTGCAGCTTTTACAGTTGGATCTTTGTTGCCTGATTCAGTAAAAGGAATTGCAGGTTTGTTAAGAGGTAAAAGAGCTGAAAAAGCAATTGCTCGAGACATTATTGCAGACAGTCAAGGATTTAGAGACACTACTATTTCACCTAAAATTACAAATATGCAACCTACTGATAGAGATAAAGGTATGGGATCTGGAGGAAAACCTACAGGACCTTCTAAATCACCATCGAAATCATATAGTGGTGCAAATCCTTATGGTGGTGGAGCAGGCGGATTACACTCAGGATATTAATAATGGCTAGAGTAGATATAATAATACCGGAACCAACTCCTGAGTATACAGAGGAAAATCAAAGACAAGTAACTCAGTCTTTACGAACCATGCAAGATAAGTTAAATACATCTTATCAACAAGACTTGAAAAATGAACAGGATACCTTTAACTTCTTTTTAGCATGACAATACAATATAAAAATCAAGGTTTCTTTTTAAATACTACAAACTTAACTACTGTTCTTACTATTGATGCATCATCACGAGCACTAATTAAAAGTATTTCTGTAACTAACGAACATAACAGTAACAATTTAGTTGAAATGTATTTAAGGGATAACTCAGCTTCAACTGATTATGAATTCTATCATAAAAGTATGACTGCAGATGAAACTGATCAAGCTGCGGGACAAGTTTTAATATTAGAGGAAAGTGATGGTTTAAAATTTCAAGCAGCTACAGCAAGTGTAGTAAAAGGTGTAATATCTTATGCCTTGGTAAATAGATCACAGGAAAATGGCTAGGAAATTTAAAGACTTTGTTGAAAGAGATAAACCTAGAAAACGTCCTGGTCGTCATAAAAAAAGACTTAACAAAAATGAGAAAAGAGATTATAAACCATACAACAAACAAGGAAGAAAACAATGAACGATCTCGTAAAAATACCTGCAGAAGCAAAAGAGATTATCAAACACAAAAGAACAGGACAGGTGTATGCTACTAAAGCTGATTTTGATGCTGATGTTGCTGATCCCAACACTGATACTTCTGTGGATGATTTTAGACAAGACCTCGAAATAAAGGTGACAAAAGTTTCTATGGGTGCTAAAACCAAAGAATAATGCAACCCCGAGGAGCCACTGAGCTACAAATGGAAATGCTCCACAAGCATGTTCCAAAAGAACTGCTTGATCAAGTACAAATATGTACTTAACATTCTTTGGCAAAAGAATTCTTGGGATCAACCCAATCTACAACCTTTTTTTAGAAATAAACAAAGACACAAAGAATACGATTGGTATGTATTTAATAGTCATTGGAATTATGAAAAATTTAGATACGCCTTCGATATTCCAACAGATAGATCTGTTGTTATTAAAAATGGAATTGAAACTTTTCCAAAAAGAAAAATTTATCAAAAGGGTGATCCAATAAAATTAATTCACCACTGCACGCCATGGAGAGGTTTGAACGTAGTGCTTAGAGCTATGCAAGAAATTAAAGACTCTTCTATTAGTTTAGATGTTTATAGTTCAACACAAGTTTACGGTGATGAATTTAAAAAACAAAATGATGATCAATTTAAACCACTATATGAACAAGCTGAACAATTATCTAATGTAAATTATATTGGCTACAAACCCAATGAATATATAAGAGAAGTAATGCCAAGTTATGATATGTTTGTATATCCATCAATATTTGAAGAGACCTCCTGTGCGTCTGCTTTAGAGGCGTTGGCTTCTGGTGTTCATGTTATTAGTAATAATTTTGGTGCTTTATATGAAACATGTGCTGAATGGCCAGTGTACGTTAACTACTCTACAAATTATGAAACAATGGCTAAAGATACTGCAGCAGCAATTGAAGTAGCAGCTGGTTATTTACATGAATCATTCATACAAGAACATTTAGAAGAACAACAAAAATTTTATAAAAGATTTTACAACTGGAATAAAAAGGGAATGGAATGGGCAAGTTTTTTACAAGGAGCCTTAAATGCAAGAAAATAAAACTTATGTAAATGAAGACACCTACCAAACCCTAAAAGATGTTCAGGTAAAACCTTTAAATACTCCTCAACCCTACGAGAAAAGTATTCAACCACTTTGGAAAACGGACACCGGACACCGGAAAAGTAAAATATCTTTGTTTGTTGCAACACCTGTACATAGCGATTGTTCAATTCATTACGCACAGGGATTGTTAGAATTACAAAAAATGTGCATGGAAAAAAAGGTTGATGTGCAGTTTCAATTACTTAAATCATCTTTAGTTACACAAGGAAGAAATTTATGTGTATCAGGGTTTATTGAATCTGGAATGACACATATGTTATTTGTTGATTCAGATATATTAATGAACGCAGAGTCTATTTTTAAAATGATAGACAGAGATAAAGATGTTATTTCAATTCCATACCCACTTAAAACATTTAATTGGGATAAAGCTTTTGATGCAATTAAAAAAGGTGAAGTTAAGAAACCATCTGATATTCACAAATGGACTAATAGTTATCCAATGAGAGTAGAAGATACTAATGATATTGTGGTAACGGAAGGTGTAATAGAAGTAACACATAGTCCAACAGGATGCATGTTAATTAAAAGAGAAGTATTTGATAAAATGATCAAACATTATCCAGATAAAGGTATA